CCGGTAGTGATGCTGACGGACCAGGGCCGTCCTCCACGGTTCAAATGCTCTTCGTCAGCGTTGGAGATGGCTTTCAACCATCCCAACACATCTTCTGGCAGTTCGCCATCAGATTTGTTCAGAAGACACTTGAGCAGCGCTCCCGTGCCTGATACCGAAGATTTCGGTAGTTTGGCACGAACTCTCCAGGCCTTAACCAAGGGCCTGTGGAGCGAAGAATCCACCTTCTGGGTTTCATAACCTAGTAGGCTGACCCTTCCCAACGCCGGTGAGTCTGACGATACCGTAGGAAAGTGCTTAAGCACTTTCTGCAAGTACTCATCCAGGAATCCCGCGGACCTCCACATCCCGTGCATGTAGCACTGATTGCGAAGGTCAACGGCCGAGATGATGGCTTGAGCCTGTACACCCGAAACCCCGGCTTGCCGAGGTCTGGATTGTACTGACTGTAGCCCTCGATCTCCTGTAGCTTGTCGAACAGAGGCCAGTAGTTCTGGTTTTCCACCAGAATTGCTGTTCCCTTCACGACTCGCACCAGATCCTGGATCGTCATGACGAACCATACCGTGTACGGGTCGGGAAGGGAGTTCTCGCCGGACTCGAACGATGGAAACATCGTGTCCTGCATAGTACTCCTTTCCACAGCTCTCTCTGAACCGTCCGGTCCAGAAGGACTTGTTTGAGTTCACCTTAAAGCCAAAAAGCTCAAGGCATTCAACGACCCGTTGCACAAAGCGAACGGGGACAACAATATCGTCCCCGTACACTCGCACCTCAGATCGGTACCTCATTACGAGGTCCGTGTCCACACGAGCTCTTGACCCAGACTCTTCCGAGATTGCTTTCGCAATCCCCATAAAGACTATGGTTGAAAACACCATAGCCTCGATAGGAAAAGTCAGAGCCGAACCCATCGACGCGAACTTGGCCAGGCGAATTACACCATGGCCAGGAACATCAGCCTTCCGAGAGCGTGAAGCATCTACCCCTTCTGCAAGGTTGGGATAGTTCTCCAACATCGCTCGTACGAGCTGATTCGAGACACGGTCGGACGCTTCGCTAAGATCTAGCGTAGCGAGTTCCCCGTGAAGGGATCCCTCACAAGCCAGGCGCTGGTTAGGCGTCTGATCTGTGAATCCGACCACACCGTAACCTACGTTGTGGTTTTGAATAAACCTTACCGTAGGAGATTCGATGTATTCCACGAATCGTGCCATCAGCCCCTGCTGCACATACTGCATGCAGGTAGGTTCGATAGCAATAATTCGAGGTGTCTTGAGCGTTTTAGGAACTGTGATGACCCTTACAGGTCTCTCAGATCCGGGTTCGAGGAAATTCACTTTGGGGAGGTACTCTTGATGGTACCTAGCGGACGGGATGAGGAAATCACCCCAAGAGAAGACTCTTTCGAGTCGCTCAGTCCATTCCACCTGATCGAACTTGCGGTTTCCCTTAAGTCGATCAGCGGTGGCCCCAGGTCCGTGCCGGGGGACGATGCGGTGGTAGTAGATATCTTCATCTACTGCCTGAAGCACGGTTCCCCACAGGACCGTCGACGCCTGGCGAAACTCCTCCAAATCGGAGGGGGATCGTTGAGCATCGAATCGGCGAACTTCCTGCTCACACTCGATGTAACCGTCGATCGCCTTCTTAGTCCTAGCCTCAGTGGCTGGGAGAAGAAGCTTCCCGTACATCAGCGTAAGCTGACGCACGGAGAATATTGCATCGATGTCAGGTTGATCGAGAAGAGCTCCTGATTCACGATTGAAAATCAGACTCATGAACCCACCAAGAAATTGGGGGATCACGCCGGGTCCAGAGGTAGACGACAAACGTCGCCACCCCTGGAACAGCTCCCGAGTGACCAACTCCTGGTCCAGACTTTTTTCGAAGTCCTTACAGAAGTTGGGCAGGGTGATAGTGAAGAAACTATCACCTTCTGATTCCCATCGACTCTCGACAATCTTTATGTCGAGAGCGGCGCTATCAGTGCAGCATCTTGCAGCCAGTTCTCTGGCCACAACTATCCAGAACGACCGTAGGTCGTACATGGTGTTCACCTTTCATTAGGCTGGACACTAGCTACGACTGCCGGAACCTCCGGAAAGTCCTCAGACCAAATCACTGAAACTGACGTTGGATTACGTCAGCTCTCGCCACCAATAAGCTTGGTGACGTTAGCACCTGAAGAAGCAGTCAGATACGCAGTAAGCGCATCAACGATCTGCTTCGCCTCGGCAGCAGTATAACCCGTGTCGGGAACGTCAATTACGACGTTCATCGACATGTCGAACGGCCTGTTAAGGGCCGGCGACAGTGGGTCAGCTGCGACCT